CTTCAATCATGCTTGCATCTCCTTCAACTTGTCTATGTAATGCAACGCCTTGCCAGCATCATCGCTGTCTGCTTTTTTACCTTGGCGCATACTGTATTTGATGACGTTGCCTTTCAGATAGCCACGAAACTCCTCTGGTGTCAGAACAGCTTGCATGACTACCCAAGGCTCAACTGCCATGTCTTTGTAGTGTGTGCCGCCTACTTGTTGGTCATCTGCATTCATGGTTGTTTTCCTACAACGTAATCTTTGAACACAGTTCCTTTGCTTGCGTCACCTTTCCAACATTCAGTAACCCATCCACGTTTACCTGATTTGTAGGTGCGCCAATAACCCCTGACTTGATGCCTGCGTGGGCTTGCGTGTGTGCCTCCTTGGTGCTCTTGTTTGGGCTTTGGCGGCTCAATCACGACTGTGTGCCAATCGTATATAGGGAGCTTTCCTTCTTTTATCTTTCGACGGTTTGTAAATGTGTCTTTTGCTGTCGGTACATATGCCTCAACTTTCATATCCAACGATGCGTAAAACATAGTCACAATCGCGCACATCATTGACTGATCTTGCGGGTCAATTGGCTTGTCAACCTCGCCTACCTTTGGCTCACCGTTATGTTCAGCAAACAAAAATGAACCAAGTGCCTTGTATCCAGTCGGTTTCAATATCCAGCCCGTCACTATGGTTGCCGACGATTCTGCTAACACTGACAACATAAAGTCGCCCTGCGCCGTCTTACCACACAGCATCATGTTTTTGTACGGTGCTGGATGCAATAAATATTTACGCTGGTCGTAACCAATGTACTCTTTGATTGCTCCAGTCACATCAAACCATTGCATCTGAGTTGGGTCAAGATTAGCCACAGAAACCATTTTGACCATTTCCTTAATTAAGGGTGTCATGCTTGTTCTCCTCTAGCAAAATCACCATGAATTTTTTTTCTTGCATTTATTGCAACGTGTGCCGCATCGTCTTTATTCAAAAATGAACCAAGATGAATATTCTTTTTGTTAATACAAATTGAAGCAACCCATCTATTGATTTGTTTGTGCCAATACACGCCTTTGATACCGCTATGTGCTGTTGCACGTCTGTTTTGGTTGTTTTGATTTATTGTTGCCTCCCTCAAGTTCTCAATCCTATTGTCATCTCTAATTCCGTTTATATGATCTATTAAAGATGGAAATTTTTTATGATGCATAAGATACACAATATGATGAACTCTGTATCTTTGATAGTTAACATGAGTTATTAAATAACCATTGTGAGTTTTACAACCAACTGATGTACCTATTTTTGTTTTTTTGGGACTTTTTTTCCAGTACAAAATTCCGTCTTTGTACTCAAAAATTTCAATTGCTTCTTCATAAGAAATCATTATTCACCTCCCGATCTTGCTCTGATGTCTTCAGCACAATGGCGTGGCTCAGTCGCAGGAATATCCTGCAACTCATCACACACCTTTGCACAGGCTTCACGTTCAAACGCAACCATCTTTTCACACATCAATGTCCAAGAAGCATTGGCTCTTGCGTTGGCTTTCTCTGTTGCTTTTTCTTCTACCAGTTTGGCAAAGGCTACAAGAAAAGGCAACAAACTAAATTCGTCATTCACAACGACCATTCCAGTCTGTCTAGCCATTTCAATCACTTCATCTTGTGTCATTTCAAACCTCGAATGTAAATAGCAAAGCTGTGCAATGTGTCTTTGCCAAACCCTTCCATCTTCAAAATAGCTTGTGCGACTTCTTCAATCACTTGGCTACGGTATGGGTTCAAGTCGCTATACAAGCCAAGACGTTCATTCTCATTGCGTATAGCTTGCAACACTGCTTGTTTACGCCACAGGCTTTGACGTTCCACCTCGTTAAAGGCTTCATCTTCAGGGTCTTCAATCATGACCAAACTCCTGTAGTTCGTTGATGCGTTTGTAGAGCCTGAAGATTCTTTGCTCGTTGTAGTTCACGATGGCTTGTGAATACTCCACAGATGTCTCAGCTTGCAACTTGGCAAGTTGAGCCTCTGTCAGTTCCTTTTGTGCCATCTCCAAAGGTGACTTGGCTCTTAGCAAATCCTTGACGTATTTGATTGTGAGTTCTCGCCAGTTCATTTTTTCTTTCGTTGAGTTACAAGGATGACTCGTTCTACCTTTTCATGAGTCACAAATCGGTGTTCATTAGCGCAACGATAGCGTCTATACGTTTCGTTGTTGTCTCTGCTTCTGGTTTCGAGAACGCTAACCCACTGGTCACAAACAGGGCATTTCACTATTTTTCTTCCCGATTTGCTAGGTACAACGCAAACCCGATACACACTGAGATTCCCAATATCGAGCCGAAAATCCCTGCTAAGACTACGTAGAGGACTGTTTCTAACATCTGGCTTTTCCTTTTCTGTTGAATCGAAATACATCAAGGCCAATGCACAAAGCACCGCAATCATGATGGCATTCCAGACTTTCATTTTGTCGAGGCAATCAGTTCAGTCTCAAGGTCTTTGATTCTGTCCTTGAGAATGTCAATCTCTTGTTCCAAGCTGGTGATCTTCTTTTCTAACCGCTGGCGGCTTAAAGTCTCAGCCCTAGCCCATCCAATGATTACAGCCTCATCAGCTACCTTGTTGATGAGTTGGATGATGTCATTGCGGGACATGAAGCCACCAGCAATGCCTTTGGCTGGCGCAATGCGAGTTACCAACTCTTGAATTTCTGCTTGCATACTCATTTCAGTAACTCCTTAACGATCTCAACGATGAAGGGTGAGGACACAATGAGTCCCACTAGGCTGGCTTGGAATACTTCTTTAAGCGTCATCATCATTCTCCTCATCTTCACAAAGTTCACAGCCATCATGGGCAGGGTCACGGCAATCTGGGTGAGCCGCAATGTTTGACTGGTAGCGGCGGCGGTAGAAGTCCTCCGCTTTCATGTAGTCAAGGTCTGATTGGTCGAGTGGCATGGTTGTCCTTAAAGATGGAGGCCGAAGCCTCCTTGGGGTTTACTTACCAGACCACTTCTTGATGAAGCGTTTGATCTTGTTGTAATCAGCTTTGGGCATGACGTAATCATCAAACTCACGCATACCCTCACCCTCGTCAATCATGTCTACCTCATGCTCTGCACGATAGACCAAGTGAGCAATCGTTCCATCGAGTTGGTCACCGTTTACCTCGGGCAACAAGTCGAACTCTGCTTTTGCTTTTTCGGGATCGGGGTATTTCTTGGCGAGATCCTCGAGCGCTTCTTTCACCAGCTTGCTCCGCGTGTAATACACGCGGAGCTTCTCGATTCGTTGCAGCTCACCGAAAAGTTTCTCTGAAATCCGAGTCGAAAGCATCACGGTTTCGGTTCGCATGGGGGAACCTCCTTCGTCTCGAATGCCTCCGGGATGAGTGACAAGGCAACGCTTCGGTAAATTTTCATGCACGCGGCACAAAAGCAACTGTCATCCTCCGGGTCAACGTGCGTGTGATTGGCGAGCAGATAGTCCGTGAGATCATCCTTCGTCGGATACGATCCCCCCATCTGATGACCGCACGCATCACACCGAGCTGTGAAACTCTCAGTTTTCCTGATGCTCATTGCCGAACCTCCAAAAATTGTAGGCGAAAGCATAGAACGCACTACAATTGTATGACGCGATCGGCAGGTATGACAAGAAGAATCGGAAAATGTATGACGGTTCGCGATCGCGAATGTATGACGTTGCTGCAGTCGCATGGCAAGTGCTAGTCAGTTGAAGCCAGCAATCAAGCCAGACCATGCGGTATCGGTTGCTGCCGGGATTGACGACGGGTAGACACCGAGCGCTGTGGTGATGAGCGTGCCCACCGATAGAGTGCATACTTGCCCACCGATCACGTCGGTTACATCGTTGCCCGTGTTGACATAACCGCCCCCGAACACGGACCCGCCTGCAGCTCCGATGCGCGCGTATGGCGAAAGCATCATGTCCATGGGAACCGCTTGTCCCCCGGGGCCGGGGATGAAAGGGGCACCCCCGCCAACCAGAATGCCGCTGTTGTCCATCACCCCGAGGGAGCTGCCGGTCATGAGAAGAAGCTGATATTGAAACACGTCCAACCCGAAAACCACTTTCACCCCCGCGGAGTAGTGACCGGCGGGAAGCAAGAAAGGAAACACGGCAGCGAAAGCAGTTTGCCCGGCCCCGGCGACTACTGCTGACTGAATCGTTGGAAACGTCGTTCCCGACGTGATGAACGCGGCACAGCTCCCGGCCGCGGAGTTATAGTCGGCGACGATCACGAACAACACGCCGTCAAACGGAAGGGTCACGTTGAACAGCACATTGACGACGGGCACCCCTGCCGATCCCCCGGCCCCGAGGGGAATCGCAGTCAGACCGGGAGGGTACCGACTCCCGGGGTAAGGGACGGG